CGCGATCTTGATGGCGACGGCCGCGACGGATGCCTCAGCCAGGATAACGTGCGCGGGCAGATCGGAGAACTCCGCGAGAATCGCCGCGGCATTCTCCGGTGTCATCGTGGACGTGCCACCGCCCGGCGGCAGTGCCTTAAACCCGACATACTGCTGGTCGCCCTGCGTGACGCCGTAGCGATCGACTGCGCGCAACGCCTCCAGTGACTTCGCGATGGCGTACACGTTCGTCTGCCAATCGCTGTACGTGTCGCACGGGAAGGTGAGCCGCACGCCGTCCTTGCTGGTGAACGCGACGATCACCGCCGGCGAGGCCGCGCGCGCGTCGGCCCGCGGCGCGCCCTGCATGTTCCACTGCGACGGGTTGGGCATGTCGATGGCAACCACCACGTCCTTGGCGCCGAGATACCCGAGCTCCTTCGCGAGGAAGTTCTCAATCGGGCTCCACGTGGTCACCTTGAAGCGTCCCGCCGTGCGGTGGAACCCGACGGGGCGCTGCTTGCCAGGCCAGACGCGGGGCAGTTGCGTGTACCGATACGCGGGCTTCGCCATCAGTCCCCCGACGCCCGGAGCGTGCTGATGGCGCCCACCGCGAGCGCTTCCGCCGACTGCGCCCGCGCCGCAACGCCCTGATTGAACGCGTTGTCGGCCAGCTCCTTCGCGTAGAGCGTCACCCGCTGCGTGAGCGCGTCCAGGAGCGACGTCTTCCGCCCCGCCACGTTCTCCGGCGTGACGATGATCTTCGTGCCCGCGAGCCCCTCGAATCCGCGCGACACGAGGATCGAGAGCGCGCCGCGCACTTCCTTCTCCAGGTCGGCGTGGCTCACGAGCGGCAGCTCGCGCTGCGCCCGAAACTGCGGGAGCACGTGGTGCTCGATGGCGTCCGCGTCGGCCTGGACGGCGCGCGCCTCCTTCGGGTAGCCGCCGTCGCTGTTCTTCTTCGCCAGCGCCTTCAAGTCGGCCACGTGCGCCACGAGCGCGCGCTCGGTGAGCGTGTAGTCGTGGACGGAGCGGAGCGCGACCGGCTCCGGCTTCTTCGGCGCGGTGGTCGGCTCGTCGAGCAGGGTGCCGTTATCGGTGGCCATGCGGGTCTCGGTGAGTGTGGCTACAACGTGGCTACAGGCTGAGGGAGTGCTGCGGGCTGCGGGCTTCGCGGTCCTCGAGGACGACGGTGATCGCCTCGATCTGCTCCTTGACGCGGGGACTCATCTGCTCGACGCGCGAGAAGAAGCCGCGCGCCTTGCGGAGCACGGGATCGGGGACGTCGCGTAGCGGCTGGCGGCCGTAGCCGTCCCAGGCGAGCGGCTGTCCCATGAGCGCGAGGCTCTCGGCCGCGGCGAGGGTCATAGAATCATCCGGAGCGAGAAGGCGGGCCGCTCCGGCACGGGCACGTGTGTTTCCTGGAGCTCAGCCTCGAACTGCGCGCAGTCCTCGTCCCGGTGCACGGCGATGCGGGTGATCGCGAGCTGGATCGGGATGCCGCGCTCGGTCGTGCCCGTCCAGACACGCGCCGGGATCCCGTTGATGGTGATGAGCTGCTCGGTGCTTTCGATGGTCGCTTTCATCGCTACGCGCTCCGCCGCGAGGCGCTCGCGCGCTCGGCGTCCGCGATGCTGGCGGCGTACGGATCGGCGTCGGCCGCCTGCGCCAGCTCCGCCTGCGCGAACGCCAACATCGCGGCCTTCTCCTCGGCGGTGGGCATGACCGCGGGCGCCGCGTCAGTCGCCTCCGCGAGGTACTGCAGCCCCAGCGCGACGAGGGCCTCGCGCTCGATGTCGGGCGGCAGCAGGTGGTTCCGCAGCGACTCGGCGAGCATCTGCTCGAGCGGCCGCCGGCGCCCGATCGCATCGTAGACGCCCGACGCAGTCCGGATGCGCGCCGGCGCGCGAGGGTCCAGGTGGAAGTGGAGCGCCTGCCGCCGGTACCGGCGGAGCATCCGCTGGTCGAGCGCATGAATGGCCGGTCGCTCGAGGTCGTTGATGACGAGCCGGATGCACTTGTCGTCGATCCCGCCCTCGATGAGATCGACCTCGAGCGCGATCGCCTCGGTGACCTGGGCCGGCGTCATCGCGTGCGCGTCGATCGGCTGGAGATCGACGAACACGCGCGAGCGCGGGAGCGGGTGAAACGTGTGCGCGCCGGTGGCCAGGTCGCGCTCCACGATGCCCTTGCCCGCGAGCCCCGCCGCGGCTTCCGCCGCCAACTCGCCCCACGCGTTCGTCGTGGCGTAGTCGATCGCCCCCGCGTACCAGGCGTTCGGCGCGACCTGGTGATACACGTGATAGTGGCCGAGCGCGATGTAGTCCCACTCCGGCGCGTGGAGCGCATCGGTGGGGATCCCGTCCTCCTTCCCCCAGGCGTGCGCGATCCCGCCCGTCTCGCCGTGCAGGAGGAGCACGTTGTAGCGCCGCCCGCCCGATGGCCGGAGCACGGGCCGCTCGTGCTGATTGTCCGGGACCGCGAGCACCGACAGGTCCAGGTGCGGGAAGTCGAGCACCTGCGCCGGGCCGTCCACGACATGCACGCCGAGCTGCGCGTACAGGCGCAGAATCGAGCCCTTCTCGACGCTTTTCGGGTCGTCGTGATTGCCGGCGACCACGACGACCTCGATCTGCGGCAGCGCCGCGCGCAACCGTGCCAGGCCGCGGTACGCGTGCACGATCGCCAGGTTGGACGGATGCGCCCGGTGGAAGACGTCGCCCGCGACCAGCAGCAGCTCGGGCGCCAGGGCGATCGTCTGCGCGATCACCTGGTCGAACGACCGCATGACGTCGGACTCGCGGACGTTGATCCCGTCCGGCGTCAGGCGGTCGTACTGCCTGAACCCTAAATGTAGGTCGCTCGTGTGAACCAGTCGCATGCCGGTTACCCCGCCCGAAGGGCGTCGAGCCCATCCCCGCGCTCGCGGGAACGGTCGTCGAGCGCCAGCTCCTCCGCGTCGGTGAGCGGCCGGGCCAGCACCGGGTCGCCGTATCCCACGGCGGCCAACGCCTTCGGCCCGGCCTGCGCCGGCACGTCGGCCACGCGCCCGCCCGATGACAGCGCCAGAGTGTCGTCGGCCGCGAGCGCCGCGTCGAGCGCGCCCGTGTCGATCCGCTCGTCGGCATCGAACTTGGCCAGCAGCGCGAGCAGCTTGGGCGTCTTCGGAATGAGCTTGAGCCCCTGGCGGATGACGGTCTTTTTCATGTACCAGCGCGGGACCGGGCCCTGCTTCCACTGCTTGCTGTACTGCTGGCGGATGGCATCCACCTCCTCGGTCGTCATGTGCTCGACGACGGGGTAGCCGTGGGCACCGCGGAGGTAGATCATCGCGTACACGCCCACCATCGCACCGCGCCCCTTCTGGTCCTGAATCGGGTGATGCTGGATGCTCGACTCGGTGCCACGGATGATCTTGAAGAGCTCGTTGGCATAGAGCACGTACGCCTCGACGTGGCGCACCATGCCCGACTCGATGGCGAGCTGGATGTCGCCGGTGTAGTCGCGGAGCGCGGTGCACTGATCGCCGAACGGCACGAGGTGCGCGGTGACGCCGACCTCCAGCCCCCACCCGCAGATCTTCGCGACGGCAAGGATGACGCTCCCCACCGTGCACTTCTTGAGGTCGCCGCGCACGTCCTTCGCGAGCGCGAGCCGGACCTGGGCCGCGACCTGGTCGAAGGTGACACCCGCCGGCAGGAGCGGCGCGATGATCGCTTGCGTCGCGGCGTGCGTGGCGATCGTGGCCGGCACATCGGTATCGCCCACGGTGCGGACGACGCCTGTTCGTTGTTCGGTGCGGACGGCTGCGGTCATGAGACGTTGCTCCCTGCCGCGACGGTGCGCGGCGTGTGGGCGGTGATGAGGTAGGACGAACTCGCCGCCACGGCCGGCGGCTTGCTCACGGTGCGGTAGCACTCGCTCACATGGCCGAGCGCGTTGAACAGCTTGTCAAACAGGAGGGCGCGCTCCCGCTCGTACGTTGCGACCTGGACGCTGAGCGCGGTGATCATGCGGGCGTCGGCGTAGCCCTGCTCCAGGAGGCCGCGCACGTCATCCTCCTGCGCGGTGAGGTAGCGGCCGAGCGCGCCGACGATCTCGGCCAGCTCCTCGTGCAGCGGCTGCATCGCCTCAAGGTGCCCCATGGTCACGCCGTAGTTGTCGGCGTAGAACGCGTCGGTCGCGGACCGCGAGAGTGCGACGAGGATCTCCGCGAGGCGCGTCACGGCGGGCGTCAGGGCGGCGCTCATACGCTTGCCTCCTGCGCACGGCGCGTCCGGTGCATGGCGAGCCACGCAGCCACCGCTTCGCGGCTCAGCCACGCAGTCCCCGGCATCTCGTTGTAGAGGAACGCGACGTAGATCGGCAGGAGCCAGAGGTTCGTGTCGTCGGCGTGCCCGCACGCGGCCACGAGATCATTCGAGAGCAGCGCGGTCAGGAAGTCGCCCACCGGATGGCCCTCGTCGCGGTAGCGCACGAGGTGCTCGTACAGTGGCAGCGTCTCATACTCAAACCGGAGCGGCTCAAGCATGCGGATCGCGATGGCCACACGGTTCTCGTGTGCGCTCATGATGCCACCTTCACCAGCTTCCCATCATCCGTCGCGCGATACCACGTGTTCGCCTCGATGCCATCCTCGCCGACGTAGCCGATCACGATGCGACGACGTCCCGCGATGCTGTCCCAATAGGTAAGCATCACCACGCCGAGCGTTCCGGATTGCGCGGTGCCGCTGTCACCAGCCGTCGCGGTGCCGCGTGCACCAGCCGTCGCGGTGCCGCTCCAACCAGCCGTCGCGGTGCCGCAAACGATGAGCGCTGGATCGGCCCCCAACTCCAAGAGCCGCGCGATGGCACCACCTCGCTCGCCGCAATACACCACGTCGCCGCGTGGGACCTTCACCTTCGCGCTGTCGATCGCGACGACCGCGGCGGCGTCGACGGCGACCACGAGCCACTTCGCGTCCTCGCTCCAGTTCAGCAGCGAGCCGTCCCCGACGCCCATGAGCAGCCCGTGCAGCCCGTTGCCGCACTCAGCGACCGCCGACCAGTCCGAGCACTCCACTGGCCCCGACGCGGGCCACTGGAACCCCTCATACGACGTCAGATCCGCGTTGCAGGTGCGGAGCATGTAGGTCGTGCTGATCGCCGCCGGCGCCTGCACTCGCTTCGTGGCGCGCTTCTTCGTGGCGGTCGTCATCAGACGCTCGCCTTCGCGCGCTTCGCATCGCGCTCCAGGATGATCTCGGCAAAGGACTCCGGCGTGCCGCCCGCCTGGTAGTACCAGGACATCGCTTCCATCTCTTCGCGCGACAGCACGCCCTGGCCCGCCGGGCGCACGCGGCCCACGAGCAGCACGTTCACGCGAGATTGGAACGCGAGCTGCCGGCGCAGATCGCCCGGCGCGATCGGCGGGCCGGGGAAGGTGCACTCGGGCGCGCTCACGCGAGCACCTGCATCTCGTCGCTCGGCGCCGTGGCGCTCGCCGCCTGCTCCTCGACCGTCTGCACGACGGCCAGCTCGAGCCCGATGATGTGCAGGTTCTCGTCGCGCGCCCACCGGACGACCGGGACGCGGCCCTGCGTTTCCAGCAGGTTCGCGATCCGGAGCGTGGGCTCCAGGAGCGCGCTGCCGAGCACGAGGGCGATGTGCACGGCGGTCGCGTCGCCGTTGGCCGCGCGCTCGATCGTATCGCAGCGGGCCTGGAGCGCGGCCTTCTCGCGGGCGATGGCGCCGATGCGGTGGACGAGCGTGGTATTAGCGGAGGCGCGCATTGCGTTACGGTGTGCCATGTGTTAGTCCTTCCGGTGCGGGTTCGTGAGACTCGTGAGCTGTTCGGATGCGGAGCCCCGTGGTGCCAAGCCTCGGGGTTTCGTGCGTCTAGGGCTTCCTGCTGTTCCGTCGTCGCTCCAGTTCGTCCTGCGCGCGGTCCCAGGCGCCAATCGTGACCCATCCCCAGGCCAGGATGGGGCGGCGACGAGGACGACCCAGAGCCAGAGCGCGACGGTGCAGAGCATCAGCCGATCGCCTTGGCTTCCGCCATCAGTCGCGGCGCGCAGGCGTCACACACCCCGTGCGACACAGGATAGGCCGCGCCGGGGCGGATGATCGCCTGGCAGTAACAGCACACCTTCTTCATGAGCGCGCTCATGCGAGTAGTGCCGCTTCGTCCAACGCCGCCACGACGATGCAGAGGGGGCGGCCGCCGACCGGTGGGTCGTCAGTAGTTTCCTGCGCGATATAGGAGCTCGGTCTCTGGAGCTGGTAGACGGTGACTTCGTCGTAGCCGCACTCGCGGCTCAAGCTGATGGCACTCCGGAGCGACGCGCCGAGGTCGTTCTGTATTGTCGCGTTCATCGGCCGGCACAGCTCATGGGTCTCACAAAATCTCCGCTCGCGAGCACCCCGCTGAACGCCCGCGCTGCCGTATTCGATTCGCCGATCTCTCGGATGGCCGTGTCGCGGTTCTCGCGGGTTGGGAACGCGCGCGCCGTCGCTGCAGCTTCCAGCGCTTCGGCATGCTCGGCGGCGTACTGGACGTAGCACACGTCGCTGATCCGTACGTCACCCGGGAACTGCGCGAGGTCGTCGGCCAACTGCGCCAAGCGCCACTGCACGACCTGGGCGGGCGTCGTCGCGCCGAGCTTGATGGCCTTGTGCACCCACATCCGCTCGCGCTCGAACGGGAACGAGATCGAGCGATGCCGCTCGGTCAGTCCGTACCACAGGTCCGGGAGGCGCTTGGCGCCGGTGCAGAGGTCGATGAAGGCGACGCGGAGTGCATTGAGTCGCGATTCCGCCTCGGATGGGCCACGCATTAGGCGAAGTGCCAGCTTCGCGGGGTGAGCTTGCCTTGTGAGCATGGGGAGTCCTCGTGAGTGTTCGGATGGGGGGGCTAGGCGACGACGGCGGCGCGCGCAGCGACCAGCGCGTTCACCGTGTCGCGGCGGACGACTGTCCGCTTCGCGATGTGCTGGCCAACTAAGTCGCCCTTCACGATCAGCGCGAGGGCGGTCGTGCGGGTGACGCCCAGCGCATCAGCCGCAGCTTGCAGCGTCATCCACTCGTCCTCGCGCTCCATCTTGATCTCCTTGCGGACCGTGGGCATCTCGGTAGCTTCCGTTGGTTGGTGTCTGTCTTGTTAGTGTCACAACAACAGGTAGCAATCTATTGACCGTTCTGGTTCTGTCAATGGCCAATTTGTCGTTTCACGTGGCACAGCGGGTAAGCGATGGCCTGGCAACTACTTAGCGAAGGCATCGCGCAGGCGCGCCGGGAAATGGCTGTCCGGGCGCGGCGCGACATTGAACAGAAGGAGATCGCGGACGCCATCGGCGTCTCCGTGACGGCCTATTCGCGCTGGGAGCGTGGTGAGCGCATCCCGAACGAGGCCGCCGTCCAGAAGCTCGCCAAGTTCTTTGGCGTGACCCCGGCGTACCTGCGGTATGGCGTCGTTGCGGAGCTCAACCCGACGACCCATCACCACTTCACCGACGCCGAGCGGCCCTCCATTGAGGCCCAGGCGGCGCTTGATGATGCAGCACTGGCCGAGCGGCGTCGGGTTGCCGGCGGCCGTCCACGTAGAGGCAGAGCGGCAGGTGAGTAACCGTCGCGTCTTGCCGGTCCAGGTCGCGCCACATGTCGCGCACGATCATCGCCTCGGTCTCGTCTTCCATGCGACGACGAATCTCCGCATTCAGGAGCCCGCCCGCGGTCGTGATGGCGTAGTAGATCGTCTCACCCGATGGGGCCAGCCGCTCGCTGTGCACGCCGCGTCCGGTCGCGAGGATGAACGGGATGGAGAGCGGGGGCCGATACGGCACGAACGGGCCGAGATTCATGAGTGAAGCCTCATGCGATCTACTTGCCGACCCCGGACAGCCCCAGCCTCGGTGCCTATCTCCGGATGCGCCAACGTCGCCGAGCGGCGAGGCGAGCGCAAGGACAAGAGGGACCGGGCGTGCACGAGCCCCGGTCACACCGATTGCGAAGCCTGAGAGAATCCTTAGCGGCGCACGGTGTGCCGCGAATCGGTCCCAACACTGAGGAGGAATGAATGCGACGGCTCCAATGCGTACTGCTGGCCCTCATGCTCGTGGCCTGCGGGAAAGACAGCACCGCGCCCAACGTCTCTATCGCTGGACGCTGGGTTGGTACGATCAGCACGCAGACGCTCGACATGACGCTCTCCGAGAATGCAGGTTCCGTCAACGGGAGCGGCACGATCAGCAACACGCCGACGGGCACCCGCGCGCTCACGATCACGGGCACCTATACCGCCGGACCGATCGGGAACGTCAATGCCACGTTCTCATCCGGATCGGCCCAACCGTTCAATCTCGCGGGCCAAGTCTTCCCGGCTTCCATTCTCGGGTCGCTGACTGGCTCCGGCTTCACCGGCGATGTGATCACCATGAATCGCCGGTAGCGCGCCACGGTTCATAGCACCCGCAGCGGCGCGACGTGGTGCCGCGAACGACACCAGAGCACACAACCTGATGAGGCAGGACCATGACGGGGCCGCCCTATCTCTTGTTCGGGAACGGACTCGTCGCGGTCCGATTTCTGACCGACGTGATTGCACGCAACTACGCCCCGGTCGGTGTCATCCTGAACACCACCGATCGGCAACGCGACGCTGCCACCATCCGCGGCCTGTGTGACGAGGTCGGCGTACCCGTGTGCGAGTGGTCCGCCTCGTGCGAAGCGGCGCTCTTCGCCCGCGTGCAGGCGCGCGACGCCCCGTGGCTGTTGTGCGTTCACTTCGGCCACCTGCTGGGTCGCGAACTCTTGGATGCGGTGGACGGCCGGGCCGTGAACCTGCACGCGGCGCTCCTCCCATGGGGTAAGGGCGTCCACACCAATGTCTGGCCGCTGATCGAACGCACGCCCGTTGGCGTGACATTGCATGGCATGGTGCCCCGTGTGGACGCCGGCCCGATCCTGGTCCAGCGCGAGGTGACCGTCGACCCATGGGACACCGCAGCCACCCTCTATCAGAAGTTGGAAGACGCCGAAGTCGCGTTGCTCCGTGACGCCTGGCCGACCGAGACGCTGGCGCGCTGGCCGGGGGTGGCGCAACGGGATGCGGGCTCCATCCACCGCATCCGGGACATGGAGACGACCGCGCACTATTCGCTGGACGAGCATCCCGAGGCACGAGCACTCTATGACCTGCTCCGCGCACGCACGTGGTCGCGCCTCGCACCGCTGCGGATTGTCGTAGACGGCCAGTGTGTCGAGGCCACAATTCACCTTACAGCACGCGCCGGCCCGTGAGCAGCCGGTACACCAGTACGATCAGCGCGAGCACGAGCAGCAGGTGAATGAGCCCACCGCCGACGCCGAACGCGAAGCCGCCGGCCCAGAGCAGCACGATGATGATGATCACGAGCAGGATGGGGTCCATGGTCAGAGTCCTCGAGGGAGAGTAAGGGTCACGGCCGGAACCGCGACCCGAGGTACAGCCCACCGGCAAAGGCCAGCGGCAGCTTCACCCGGTTGTAGATCGTCTCGAGCCGTCCCGGCTCCGCGGCGTGGAGCTGGCGCTCGAGCCCCGCGATCACGGCCAGCCGCGCGGTGTCTCGTTGCTCGGCGGCCACGCGGAACTCGCCACAGCTCACCACGAACGCGCTGCAGGCCGCCTGAAGGGAGTCGTGAGCTGCGGCCAGGGTAGGGAGCTGGGCCAGGGCGGTCGCCGTGTCCTGGCGCGTCAGGGGGCGCAGTACGAGGGTATCCGTGAGCACCTGGGTGAGCACGTGGGTGACGACGCGCTCCGCGGCGGCGAGGCGCACCGTCACCGTATCGACCTTTGCCTGGGCCGCCGCCGCGGCGGCCTTCTGCGGCGCGAGCTCGAGCGCGCGGATCGTCCGGTCGCGACTCACGAGCCGCCACTCGCTCAGCCCCAGCAGGAGGAGGAGCGCGATGAACGCGCCGGCGATGGCCTTCCCGGCGAGCGTCATGGGAGCAGCAACGACGGCGTGCCGCCGGCCGCGTCGGCGTGGATGACGTCCACGTCCATCGTCTGCGTCGTGAACCCGTTGATCAGATCCGACTCCTTCGCGGTGAACTGGCGCATGCAGACGCCGCGGACCGCCGGCATCTTGTCAGCGTCGAGATTGTAGCCGCTCCAGTACCGCGAGAATCGGAGATTGCGGTAGAGCTGTACCGCCGAGAGCCCGCAGTGCCAGCCCACGTAGAGCCCTGGCTGGTAGTCTGCGGCCGCCACCTCGGCGTGCCAGTTGTTGCAATACGCGATCACGGCCGGCGCCGTGGTGCCAGGCGCGACACCTTCCAGGTCGCACCACACCGTCACGCCAGCCGGGATGCCGACCTTCTGGCACTCGCTCGCCGCCGTCGCGCCGTATGCCGTGCCGAGCGTCGCAGCGGGGATCCACCGATTCTCCGCGGCGACGTGCTGCACGATCATGAGTCCGAGCCCCGCGTCCAGCAGCGTGACCACCTCGCCCGCCGTCAAGTCTTGCGGATTGAACGGCCGGCGGCGCACGTAGCGCACGGCGAATTGATAGCCCGCCTGGAAGGCCGCGCGCGCGTGCTCGCGCGTGATGACTTGGTTCGCGTCGAATCCGCGCGCCGAATCCGGCAGGGGGCCGATATTCATAGCTTGTCTCCAGGGTCGATGCTGTCGGACGCAGCCGTTGCGCCGGCGGTCGTCGTGATAGTGGTCACTGCGGGGGCGTCGATGGTGACCGGGCTGGTGCCGGCCGCCTTGTAGCTGGTGTCCGTGAGGCGTTTGATCCCCATGCCGGCGACGTTCACCCCTGCGAGCGCGACGAGCGCCCAAATCCATTCGCCATACCCGTCGGGAAACGGGAGCCCGAGTGCGAGGCGCACGACCACCGTGAGGCCGGTGACGAGAATCAGCAGGATGGCCGCCGCGTGGCCCGCGTTGGTTCCAGGGAAATCAATGAGCCAGGCTTTCATGGGTCCCTCTTCGTGGGGTTGATCGCATCGCGGATCTCGTCGCCGAATCGGCGCTGGTTGTGCCGCCGTTCCTCGCCTTCGTAGAGATCGCGCTGGGCGGCCGCGACGGCGTCGAGCCCGGTGTTGCGCCCCTCGATCAGCGTGAGCCGCCGCTGGTGCTCCGCCACCATGGTTTTGACCCCGTTGGTGTTGTTCCGGCCGTACAGCTCCGTGCAGAGGTCGCGCGTCGTGTCGCGGAGTTTGAAGACCATCCGCGCCGTCCAGATGGCGGCGAGCGTGATGAGGGTGATCATCACGTCCCGGATGACATCGCGCACGGGCGCGAGCGCCGAGGCCACCGTCTGCGGATCGGTGATCACCGCGCGCGCTCCCCGGCCCGCCACTGGACAAGCGGGGTCGCGGTCGACCATCGTTCCCCCATCACCCGTGCAGCAGGACACAGCGAACGATGCCAGCATCCCCTCCCGACTACCTCATCCGCACGCCGGACGGCGACAAGATGTACCCGAGCGACGCGGCACTCGCCCGCGCCCTGCCGTGGGTCGCCCTCCAATATCCCGGCATTGCCTTGTCGATCATCACCCGCACCGATGCGGGCGAAACGGAAGTGCGCGTAGCGCGGCTGGGAGCGCAGTAGGTCGGCGCGACGGACGAGCGTAGGCATCGGACGCTAGACGAAGTAGGTGACGGACCCGACGATGAACGTGGAGGCCGCGATCACGGCCGGCGCCAGCTCCAGCAGCGGCGACGTGCCTGTGGTCGCGCTGCCGTTCAGGATGACGACGGACGTGCCCGCGTCGAGATAGCCGGCGATGGTTTGGATGTTCGACGCGAAGCCGGTGGCGTAGCCGATGCACACGGCGGCGATCGGCAGTCCGGCCCCCGCTACGAATGGCAGGCCAGTAATCGCCGCGATTGTCCCGGTCAGGGTGCCGCGCACCGACAATTTGACCGCGAAGATGGCGGTCACTTGGCGGCCTATCTTCGTATAGGACCCTTTCTGGATCAGATACGTCTGGCCCGAGGCGCCCCCGTCGCCGCCGAGCACCGGCGTCCAGGTGCCCTCCTCGTAGTCGTCGAGCGTGTTGGGGTCGCTCGATGGGACTTGCGTGGCAGGGAAGATGACTTGCTCGAGCTTGAGGTCCGTGGCCATGTCGTATCTCAGTAGAGGACGGTGTTGTTGGACGCGCCGAGCCGGTAGGCGCGCGCGCGCCGAGCGGAGTCGGGGATGATCTCGTACACGCCGGGGCTCGTCTGCACGAGCTGCGCGTTACTGATGCCGCCTGGGATCAGTTGAAAAGTGCCCGCCGGTCCTTCCACGATCGGCGTCGCGTTGCTCGTCCCTGGCGTGGGCGTGAACACCCCGGCGGGCGATTCCACGAACGACGCGAAGGCGCTGGCGGGAATGATCCGAAAGACATCGGGTGACTCCTCAACGATCTCGGCAGGCGTGCCAGTGAGTGCGTCGAACTCGAACACGCCCGCGCTCGTCTCGGTCAGGAGGACCGGCCGCGCGACGGTCGCCACGCCAGAGGCGGCCGGCTCGATCCAGTGGGTCCCGGAGGAGGGCAGGGTCGTCATGGCGTCTGGCGCTCTGCCAGATTGGCGGCCATCGGTTGCCACACGGGGGGCTGAGTCGTCCGATAGATTGCATGGACACCCCTTCCACAAGGCAGCAGATGCAACGAAGACTGATGACTCTCGGCGGCGCCCTCGTTCTGGCGGCCGCGTGCAGTGGTAGCTCGACGCAGCCTGGCACGAAGGCGCCTGCGCTGGACCCGTACATCACGATCCGCGTGCTCAACCATCTGGACACGACGACAAAGGCAGGCCGGGCGAGTTGGCGCGTGTTCGCGCTCCTCTCTGGCCCGCAGGTGAACCAGAACGGCCTCGCGCCACAGGGCACCTACACAATCACGGATGCGCGGTTCAACCATCCGCTCATGTGCATCGCCGCGGGCGCTGATTCGATCGGGCAGCGCCTCATTGCGCCCTTCGCGATCGGCGACACGATCAATGAAGTGCTGCAACCGTCCACCGCAACGGATTCGATCGTCGCGCGATGGTACGCGGGGAACCACAATCCCGCCGCGGGCTATATCATCCTCACCATCACACCGACCGACGCATGGGACTCGCCGCAGTTCGTGGCCGGCCACGGCCTCACACCCAACGACCCGATCAAGTGGGCGTGGGACTGGACCGGCAGTGGCACGGCCACCTTCGCCGAGCGCACGCTCACCGATACGGCGTCGTGTAACCACGCCTAGCGTCACCATATCCTGAACGCCTCGACCGCCGTTTGGGGTTGGTTGTTGTTCGCGTTCAAGTTCCCGCCGCTCGTCTGCTGCACAAACGATTCGTACCACTCGCCCGCGGCAGGGTCGTTCACGAATGCCCACAAGTGCTGTTGCGTGTCGATGGTGGGGGCACCGGGGACGATGCTCTCACCAACGACCGATCCGCTGCTGTCCTGGAGACGAGCTTTCCGGTAGCCGACAGCGGACGTGTCCCACCGCACGGTGAGGTGCAGCACCCACAAGCCGAGATGGTCAGCTGGGATGGTGATTCGGTCGCTCGTGGTATCAGCGATCCCTGCGCCGACGTCAAAATCCTCCACGTCGAAATCGAGGCGGGTCGGCGTGTTATTCGCGATGGTCTGCGGCCCGCCGCCGATGTGCATTTTCGCCCGGTCGAGCGAGGCGACCGGCGTGACGTCCACCCCGTCTGTGCCGTCGATGTAGCCCGGGGCCGAGACGGTGAACGCCACCCGACGCGGCGAGCCGCCACGCGTGTCCTTCGTGATCGTGTAGTCGATGTGCGCGGTCGTGCCGAACGAAGTCGTGGACGTGAACGTGCCGCCACTCGACGGCGAGACGGTGAGCCCGGCCGCGTCATAGGCGACCGTACAGGTGTCGCCCGCGTTCGGCGTGATCGCTTCCAACCGCACCACGATCTGCGTCGCCGTCTCGCTCACCCGGAGCAGCCGCACGGACACGGATTGCGTATCCCGGTCCTTTGACGGCACGTCCACCGAATCGGTCGATGGCGCACGACCTGTTCTCGTGGCGGTGAACGTCACGCGCCCCATCCCAGCGAGGAACGCGGCCCGGTCGATGGTGATGTCCACCGTCGCGGTCGTGTCGATGTCGCTCGTGATCCCGGCCGACGTGAGCGTTTGCGGCGAGGCGGGCGCGATCGTCCCAACCCCCACGCCGGTATAGGTCACCGTGACGTTGCCCGAGCCACCCGAGACCGGATCGGCCACGGCGATGCGGGCGACGACCTGCGTGGCACTCGTGCTCTGCACCTTCGCCCGGCAGAGCAGCTCCACCGTATCGCGATCCAGGGCCGGTACATCAACCGCGTCGGAGTCTGTTACCCGATTCGCCGCGCTCGCCGTGAACGTCACCCGGGCCGTGCCCACCGCGAACGCGGGCCGGGTGATCGTGTAGTCGATGAACGTTCCCGCCGCTTCCGTCAGGGTGGCGGCCGGCGTGATCGTTCCGCCGCTCGCCGGTGATACGCCCCCAGACCCGGCGTCCTGGTAGGTCACCGTCACGCTGGCGCCGCCCGGGGGGTACGGATCAGCCACCGCATAGCGTGCGGTCACCGTCGTGGCGGTCGTCGCGGTGACGCGCGCGCGCGAGGCAAGGTAGACCGTATCCCGCCCCTGTTCGGGGATCTCCACGAGGTCGTCGTCGCTCACGTTGTCCGCGGCGATCGCCCGGAACTGCGCCTGCCCAGAGCCACCGAGCGCAGCACCGCGGGTGAACACCCACACCGTGCCGCTCGGCGAGGCAACGCCGATCGCCGGACCAGACAAGAGCGTCGCGCTCCCCGTCACGGCGACGAGCTGCACGGTGGGACTGCCAGAGGTCGCGGTGGCCGTCACCGTCACCGCGATCGTCGTCGCCGTCGTCGCGGTGATCTGCGCAACCGTCTGGTTGTACATGAGCCCGAGCGGGGCGGCGTCCACGACGGAGCGGCGGATATTGCCGACGACGCCACGATCCGTCCGCGGTTCCATTTGCACGAACCGCTGGAAGCCAGCCGGTGGGATCGTGGCGACGTAGCTGTCTGTACCGGTCGTCAGGACGGCAGGATTGCCGTTGGGCACCTGTCCCTCGACCGGCCACCCAGAGCCGCCGCCCACCGCGACCAGCGTGTCGTAGACCCAGATCGCGGCGGTCGCGGCGTTGCGCGTCCACACAAAGGTGCGCGCTGTCGGCGTATCGCTCCAATCGAAATCAACGAGCTGCGGGACTTCGGGCGGGAGGGCGAGCCGCGTGAGCCATTCCGAGAATGCGCCCACGATCCGCGCCGTCAGGGTCAGCGTCGTCGACCCCTGCCCATGCGCGATCGTGTGCTGGTAGCCCATCACGGCAAACGTCTGGTCCGTGTCGTACTGCCGACTGTTCGCCGCGAACGTGTAGCGATCGTAGAGCTGCACCGGCCAGAAGAAGGGGATCTCGGCCGCCGCTTCACCCGGTGGGAAGCCCAGGTCGTTCACCACCGCGTCGATCACCTTCTGCGCATCACCGGCCGTTGTGACCATGTCGCTCGCCGGCAGCCGGAAGAAGCGGCGACGGAAGTTGAGGATAGACCCCGGCGACGTGGCCGCCGCCTTCCCGCCCACATACGGCATCTCCCCCGCATTCCGGATATTCGCCAAGGCGACGTCGAGCGAGCGGAGCGTATACCCCGGCGCGAAGGTCGCGTCCACCGTGACCCGTGCGCGGTCCGGGTTGAACCATGTGAGCCGCGAGACATGCGCCGCGTCGTAGCGGTACCGGATATCCTCGCCCGTCGAGTCGAGGACAAGCGTAGAGAGCGCGTCCAGGAGCTTCGTGTCGCCCTGCGCCCAGTTGGTGACGGCGAAGTTCGACGTGGACTGCTTGAAGAGCGTGACGGCTGGCTCGCCGACGGGGATGTTGGCGGTGATCACGTTCTGGAGCACCGTTTCGAGCGCGGTCCCCACGGGCGTCGTGCCGTACTGAATGCCCGACGACTCGATCTGGAGGTCCATCAGCCAGCCGCCCAGATCGGAGCAGGGAATCGTGATCGGCCCCACGCCCTCCAGCGAGTCCGCCTGCTGCACGTTGTCGATCCGGCCGTCGAAGAACTTGCGGTACTTGGCGACGTCGAGCGGCACGAGGTGCGGCATTGTCGCGACCGAGGCCCGCACCAGCCGCCCGATGTTGAGCAGCGGCGCGTAGGCGCCGAGATCATCCCGGTTGAGCACACTGGCCGTCATCAGCGGGGAGAGCGAATTGCCGCCCATTTCCGGCCACAGTGTGAACGTCGCCTGCATGACCTTCGAGTCAACCGTCTCGCCCCACGACGCGTTGACGATCCACTTCCGGCCGAGCGCAGCGCCGACGTCTATCCATGTGCCCGATCCGTTCTGGACCTCTAAGCGGATGTGGTAATCGCTGCTGTAGCTCTGAGCCTGCGCCAGTTCGCCGCTGAGTAAGGCTCTCACGACAGCACCGTGCTCAGTTCCGAATCGCCGAGCCGTTGCCGTCGCGCGAAGTCCTTGATGACGACCTTCCCGAGGACTTCCCCGCTCGGCATCATGACGGTGACCGCGAGATCGCCCGACGGCACGCGACTCAGCACGGCCGGCGACAGCGGATTCGGGGCCGTCCGGGCCGTCATCGCGCCGAAAATGGTCGCCTGGAGTTTGTAGCCCTGCACCATGTTGAGCGCCGAGCCGTTCGCTGCGTCCGTCGCCGCCTTCAACTTCTCCTGCGCCTGCACCTGATCCAGCAGCGCGAGCGTCGCGGCTTCGGTCGGGTCGATCGTCTCGCCGAACGACTTGACCATGGCCTGCCGCTCGCGCTCCTGCGTCAACTGCAACGCCAGCGCGCGCGCTTCGGCATCCCGCCCTTGGGCGGCCAGATCCCGGACCCGGAGATCGTCGTACTGGCGGGCCTGCTGGAGTGCGTAGTCCTCACGGAGCTGTCGGATGCGCTCGTCCTCAAGCGCGTTCATTTCGTTGAGTGCCGCGTTGCGCTTGCGCACCTGCTCGGAACCTGACCCACCACCGGGGAACGCGTCTTCGATCTGCTTCCGGCGCGCCTCGCGATCGGCCGCGATCAGGGCGAGTCCTTGGTCCAGCGTCTCGCCCCTCACGGTGGCGCGCAGAGACGCCATGCTCAGCGCGAGCGCTTGCTGTGCGTCCGCCATCTGCTTCGCGGCCTCCTTGGCCGCCTTGCCGGTGCCGATAAGGCCACCGACGAACCCCGCGATGCCACCGATCGCGGCCCCGGCGGCGGCGCCGATCGGACCAAGCGCGGCGCCCATCATCGCCCCCGTGAGCGCCCCCGATGCGGCGCCCCCGAGCGCGCCGCGCGCGTAGTTGCCGGCCGCGCCGTGCGACGTGGAGTAGAGCGATTGGGCGGTCTGGTACCCCGCCGTGCCGCCAGCAATCGCAATCCCAATGGCGCCGAGGGCCTTGTACTTCGACCCGCCTTCCTGGCCGAGCGTCTTCAGGCGCGCCATGAGCTTCCCGACGAGGTCGTCCAGGCTGTCGAAGAACACTCGCCACGACTTGAGACCGTCCGCCGTGACCGACGCCATGAACTGCTCGATGTCCGCCTTCGCCCCCTTCAACTCGTCACGCAACAAGTTGCTGTCGAACCCGAGGAGCTTGAGCCCCTTCTCCTTCTCGATCGCCGCGAGCGTCTCGTCCAGTCTTTTGGCGAGCGCGGGATTTGACTCCGCGGCCCGCCGCGCGAGGATGGCCTTGTTGATCGCCTCATATTCGATCCGCGCCCGCTCCTGCACTTTGGCGTCCAGCCCGGCGATCTCGGCCATCTGCTCGGCGTCCCGGATCAGGTCGATGTTCGCCTCGTGCTGCTTCTTCGCGGCATCGATCTGCGCCTGTGTCTCGACCGGCCCGAGCCCGCCCACCCCACCGAGCGCCGGCCCAACCTTGGCCGCAGCGTTGGCCTCGGCGATGATCTTTCTGCGTTCCTCCAGAAAGTTGGCCGGGCCTTTTGAGAGATCAATCGACAGCGTCCGGAACAGGATGACGGTGTCTCGGACGAACTTGTCCATCACCGGGCCCATCTTCTCCAGCGCGTTCGTGATCGCGTTCAACGCTTGCACCATGCCCTGCGATCCACCCTTCGTCACCTCGAACAGATCGCCCCATGCGTTCTTGAGCCCAGAGAGCGCGCCGCCCAGCGTATCACGAGCAGCCGCAGCCGAGCCGCCGTACTGGTGCTCCAGCTCTTTCAGGATGATTCGCTGCCCTTCGGCCACCTGACCCGTCTCGTACAGTTTCTTGATGACGTCGATCTGCGCGGCCGAGAACGACACGCCCGTCTTGCGGAGCGCGGCCAGCCCGTGCTCTGGGTCCTGCAACGCCTTGCCTACGCGGACCGCCGCACCCTCGAGGTCGCCGCCCATACGCGCCGCCAAATCGGTGACGGCCTTCGTCGCCCGGTCGAACTCGACCCCGCGGATCTTGTCGAACGTCAGCAGCATCTTCTCGGCGCCCTTCACCGCCTCATCCGAGAACGTCGTCTCCTTCTGCAACTGCTTGGAGAGTTCGTCCAACTGCTCGACCGTCCGACCGGCGGCTCCCCCGGTCGACGTGACCGCCGCCTCCAGTTGCGCCATCGCGTTCTGTGCCGCGATCGTCTCCTCGATTGTTTTGTGCCCGATGAACCCGACCACGGCGAGCGCCGAGAACGCCCCGAACGCGGCGCCGAGCTTCGCGACGGTCGGGTGCATCGACCCCATCGCGGCGTCCATGCGCCGCGCTTCGATCTCAGCCAGCGCCATCCGGCGCGTGAGGCGCTGGGTGGCTGCCTCCGTCTTTGCCCCTGCGAACGTCATCGCGTCGAGCGAGGCGGTGGCCTTGATGACCTGCCCGTTCTCGATCACGATCCCGAGCTGTGCGAGCGATGGAGCGCCCATCAGCGCGTCCTTACCTTCGCCCGTTTCGCCGACTCTTCGAGGAACGCGTGGTCCTGCCCCTGCACGAGCGCGACGAACTCCTCGAGCTCCGTGATCGAGTCCGCGTACCCGTTCTCGTGCGCGTACGCGACGATCTCGCTGTAGGCCAACGCTTCCCACGCACCGAACCCCTGCCGCCGGCCAGCCGAGAGAACGGTGAACGCGTCCCGGTACGGCGCTGCCACCGGCCAGACATCATCCGGGTGCAGATCCGCGGGCACGTCCAGCCCTTGCTCGGCCAGCGCGGCGGCGATCACGCTCCCTCGGCCACCGTGACGGAATGAGTCGACGATGGCCGTACGGAGTTTTTTGCGATCACGGCCACCTCAGCGTGGCGATAGTTCGCGTGCTTCGCCGCCTCGGCCAGCGCGTCCCGTCGGACGTCGGGCCAGATTGTCATCATGGCCCGAACCGCATCAGCGTCGCAGGGTGACGGAGCCCCGGCGTCGTCGGTGACGTTCCAGTCCATGACCATCACGTCGGCCAGCTTGTCGATCTCGTTCTGGTCGATCACTTCGATCGGCGGCAGGTTGTCGTTCAGGTAGTAGTTGCGCTGCTCGCGGTACCGCTTGATCTCCCACATGCGGACCGCGTTCGATGCCGCGGAGCGGAGCTTGAGCTTCAACGGGTCGACCACGTCGGGTACGATGATCGTAGCCCAGACGCCGGCTTCCTTGAGCTTCGCGTCCGACTGGCCTTTCGAGATTTGGGAAATGCTGGGCATGGCAGGCGCACTCCTGTGCTGGTGGTAGGGTTGTCCAGCGCATCCCGCCGTGGTGCGTCGAGTCCGGGCCAGCACCTCGCACGACGGGACACGCTGAACAGGGGGCTTACGGGAAGTATTCCTCCAAGCGCTGCATCGAGAACGAGTAGCCGAGCACGGCGTGGGCGTGCGCGGTGAAGGTCGGGTCCAGCGTGCGGTCGGTGTCGATGCCGGGGACGTTCACGTTGCCGCCGCCGTTGTAGATGATGCGCGGCATGTCGACGACGTAGGCCCGGCTATTGACCGGGGCCGATGCGTCGACGATGCGCGTCGCGAAGGAACTCGGCGTCCGGGCCAGAATCTTCGTCCGGATCACGTTGCTGTTGTAGTACATGCTGATCTTCGCCTCGCACCGGAACGCGCCCGACGCGTCGTCCGCATTGTAGAGCGAGCCCACCACATCGCGGCGGCGCTTGCTGTTCTTGAGCGTGAGGTCGAAGCTCGTCACCGCCGCGGACAGGGCGAGCCCATTCTCGGAGACGACGCCCACGTTCGCCGACGCGCTCATCACGTCGTTCGTCGGGGCCACCACGTCGGTGGCGCCGGCCGCCCGCACGGTGCCGTTCATGCTGCTCACCCCACCGCCCATGAACTTGGCGCTGGCCTCGATCGGCTGGCGGGCCTTGACGGAGATCGTGAGCTCGTCGACCGCCATCCCCGGCAGGTAGTCGTACTCCGGCACCAGGAGGTCCGGGTACTGCTGTTCGTAGGTCCGCGTGGATTCAGTCACGCCGTTCTTGAGGACGTCGCCGATGTAGACGGTGATCGTCTTCGCGGCGCCAGCGTCCACCGTCCAGCCGATGGGCAGATTGTCGAGCGGGATCGCCGTGGCGGTGATGGTGCCGTTGATCCGCGCCCACCCGTTGTTGGCCGCCGTGGCGAACTGCTCGCCCGCGACCGACCCGCCAACCTTGAGCCACTGGCCTTGCACCAGGCCGAGCGTGTTGAGGGCAAGCGCCGTCGCGGCGAGCCCCGTCGCCGTCGCGGTGATGTCACCCGCGACGCCACGGAATCCGACCACCTTGAGGCGGGCCGCCGCTGCCGGCGCCGCATCAGCGACCGACACGTTGCCGAGCGTGACCGATGTGGCCGACGTCGCGGTGGCCCGAAAGAGCCCGTTGTTCGCGGCGGCGCCGAATCCCGACGCCCGCACGAGGTGCCCGATCGCGAAGGCGCCGAAGTGGTAGTCCGTATTCCCGGCGCCCGTCGTCAGGAACGTGTAGACGCCGGTCGTCACGGTGACGTCGGTGATCTCCGAATCCGCCACGCCGTTGTTATCCCGCACCGGCGTCCGGACCCAAAGCGATTGCACGGCGTCCTCGATGAGATCATCGGCGTTCCGCCACGACCACTCGATCGGCAGCGAGCCGCCTACGTCGACCCCGACGAGGATCGGTTCGCCCGGCATGCGGTCCGAGCGCAGCTCCTTCGACTCGGCGAACTGCGGATCGATCGTGAGCCCGCCGCCTGTGATGCGGAGATTCCGGATCGCCGGATTCGTCGGGATCACGTTGTACGTCGTCTCCCGCTGGGAGTAGCCGATCTTGGTCCTGTTTGCGTCGCTCAAAACCCACCTCCGCGGCTCGGCCGCTTATATCGTGTTGATCGACCTGACTCGCAGGGGTACCGTGACGAGCAGCCCGGAGAACCCGTTGCCGTTCGAAAGCAGTTGCCCGCCGTAGGGCGCGGGATCGGCCCGGACCTCGATCACGTCCCCGCTCGCGAGCACGATCTTGTCGCCCGGCGGGAACACGTTGACCATCGCGTCCGCGTACCGACTGGCCGCCTCCACGCTCGTGTCGCTCTGGACGTTGATCCGCGGCAGGTACATGGGTTCCGCCGTGATCCGGCCGTTCGGGCCGATCGTGCCGAGCAGCGCCGGGCCGCGGACGTACTGCTCGTCCCAGTATGGGATCCCCGTTTCCGGGACGAAGCCAACGTTTTCCCACGCCGCGAAGGACGGCAGGCCCACGGAGAGCGTGCGGCCCCCTGCTGCTGCTTCGGCGACTGTGGCGGGACGGGTCACCGTGCGGACACCGCTAGCATACGTCGCGACGAACAGCGAGACCGTGAGCGCAAGCGGGGCTACGCGCGTGACGACGCCGACGCCGTTGTTGATGGCGTTCACGAACCCGGCGCCACGGACCTCGAGCCCGACCTCGAACCCGTCAGTGACGAACGACCCAGCCGCGCGCGCGTAGCCGGTGGCGGTCGCAGCGAGCGACGTCGCGCCCGTCGTGCAGACGGCGAGCGTACCGAGCCGAGTGCGACAGGCCCTCTGGACGGCGAGGTGGCTCACCATCAGCCGTATCCCGCGATGCGCCGCGCAACCACACCCACGATGCGGCCGAACGCGGCGATCGTGAGCTTCCACCCATGTGCGCCGCCCTCCTCGTAGCGCACGCCGCGCGGATTGTCCTCCACGTCCTTCGCGAAGTACGCAGGCGTGGCGATGATGGCGGTGTCCGCGTCTGGATAGGTGAGCGTGACCGAGTTGCGCAGGAACCCCGCGTACTGGAAGTTGCCGTGCGCGATGGGCAGCGGCGGTGCGCCCGTCACCGCCGACCCCTCGACGATGGATTCTTGCACCATCAGCGCGGCGCCCTGGTGCACCGCGCGCGCCCGCTGCTCGGTCTTTGCTGCGAATTGGGCGAGGTCGGAGGCGAAGCTCATCGTGACACCACGATATGCGCCTTCGTGGCAATGCCAGCCTTCGCCAATGGATTGATGTTCTTCACCGTCAGCGTGTCACCGCCCCACACGACCGTCATCCCGAGCGCTGGCACCACGCCAAGCGTCTTCGGCGTGAACGAGAGCGTCGGATTCGCGGACTCGATCAGGCCGAGCTGCGTGTAGAGGTCCGGGTTGCCTGAGATCTGCATGGCATACCCCTCCACCGTCACCGTGACGTCATCGGACCACTGGCCCGTCGTGCCGTCATAGACGCCGGGCGTCGTCTGGGTGAACGTCACCGGGGCGCCTTTGCGGGCGGCCAATCCGCGGCTGCTCACGCGATCACCACAGGCGTGTTCGCCACGACCGCCATCTTCCAGAACGGATCGGAGGCCGCGACGTCCTCGACCATCGTGTGGCTGTAGAAGTTGCCCTCGGTTTCGGACTTCACGTCCTCAGACCCGCGCCGGCGATACGCAACGGCAGCCACCGACTTGATCGCCAGCCGTGCGTCCGCGGGCAGGTCGCCCTGGTGATCGTACACCACCTGGACGTAGCGCGCCTGCCGCACGGTCCCGAACTTCCCGCCGTCGGTGCGCGTGATGATGCGCGAGCCCACCCCGTAGACCACGACGGCTTTATTGGTGGGGCTGAGTGTTTCGGTCGGCGCGGCGGGATCGTAGCCGAGCTTGATCGAGGTGATGGCGGCGATCGGATAGGTGAGATAGAGGCGTGTTGAGCCCGTGCCGTCGAGGACTTCGGTCCGCGCCAACGCCGCCGCCGTGTACGATCCGGGCGCGCGCAGGGTCGCGCTCTCGAACAGCGCCTCCGCGTCGTCGAGGAGCGCTTGGATGATCGCGTCATCGGCCGACGCCGGCGCATCGCCCAGATACGCTTTCTGCTCTGCGAGCGTCACGAGATCACTCATTTTCTGCCGTCCGACCCTTTCTTGACGATGAGCTTCCAGTCGCCATTCTCGCCGGGCTTCGATCGCGTCTCGGTCAACGACAGCCACAGCGAGCCGCCCCATGTCGCGAGCAGCCCGCGCGTGTATGCCTTGTCGGGCTCAAACACGCCCTGATACACGTCCGCGAAGGTCCGCACCTGGAGTTCCGAGAATCGCGCCTCGATCCGCGCGTCGAGCTCGGACGCGGTCGCGATGCCGTCCGCGCCGCGTTCGCCTTTCGGCCCGGGGACGGTTGATGGGTCGCCCTTCGGTCCTGGCACGGTAGACGCTAGGCCGTGTTCGCCTTTCTCGCCCACGACGCGCCCGACGTTCTGCTCAGTGCCGTTGGTGAGACTCACGACGAGGTCTGCACCTCGGATGCTGACTGCGGCGATGCCAACACCGTCCTTGCCGTTGTCACCATTCTTCCCGTCCTTACCGGGTAGAGCAGGACCTGCCTCTGCAGCGCGCGTCGTGGGCACCGCCGCGCGGATCTCGCCGCGCAACTTCTCGACTTGCAGCTCGACGGCGACGTCGATGTACGCCCGCATCGCGGCATAGGTGGATTCAGTCATGGTCCGTCCGCGAGGAGGAGGAGCAACAGTTCTTCGTCGGGATCAGGCGCCGTGAGCACATCCGGCGAGAGCGTGACCCAGCGTCGTGATGCCGGCTCGAGCGCCGGCTGCAGTGCTCCGAGCAGCGTCGCCGCGTCAGGAACGGCCCACTGGCGCCGCGCCGAGTCGGGAACTGCCCGGATGTCGCCCAGCACCACACGCGCGCGCGGGACCACCCAATCCCAGATGGCCGGCGGTGGTATGACCGTGATCTGGAAGCCGGGGCGCTTCGGATAGCGCAGGACACCGCCACCGCCACCCGAGGGCGGCGTGACGACTGGTTCGCCGAACGTGGCACCCAGCGCGATCCAGGAGCGGACAGCTGGGCTTGTCGTGACGGTGACGTCGCCGAGTGCAACACTGGCCGATGGAACGATCCACGCACGTGCCGCGGGATCGGGTGACGCGGTGTCGCCCGCTGAACCGAACGTCGCCCCCGGAACGGTCCACGTGGCGACCGCAGGCGCTGGCAAGGCACTGACCGGCCCCAGGGCCATCGTGGCCGTGGGGACCGCCCAGGTGCGTGCAGCGGCGAGCGGCGAGGCCGCCACCGCGCCGAGCTCGACGGAGGGCGTCGGGGTCGTCCACGTCCGCACGGCTGGCGCTGGCGCGATCGTGACGCCGCCCAGCGCCACACTGGCGGCAGGAGTCGTCCACGCGCGCGTCGCGGGCAGCGGGGTCGCTGTAACGCCACCAACCGCAACCGATGGCGTCGGGTTCGTCCACTGGCGAGTCGCGGACGCTGGCTGTGCTGTGACCGCGCCGAGGAGAATCGCTGCAGCCGGCACGACCCACGAGCGGATTGCAGACCCCGGTGTCCCGGTCTGCGGCGACGCGCCGCTCTGGAGTGCGAGAAGGAGACTCATATCAGTACGTCGCCACCTCAGCCCACACCATCTTGATCGTCGTCTTCTGCACGCCGCCGGTGCCCATCAACGTGCCCACCTGCATGATGACGCCCTCGTTCTGCACGAGGATGATCGGGTGGTCGTGCCCGCCGGGATCGGTCAAGAGATCGGCGCGGCTGATGTCCATGCCGAGCTTCGCCTCGAAGCCGCCTTCCGACCAGCCGAGCGCTTGCCCGACGACGTTCGCTTCGACAGTCCGCGTGCCAGGCGTGATGGCGCCCGAGTGGAATCGAATGTCACCAGCGGCGAAGAGGGTCGGCCCCATGCTCGACCGCTTCTTGAGCGCATTCCCCGTCAGCACCACGGCCCCGCCGCCGGTATCGGAAACCGTCCACCCTCGCGCGACCACGAGTTCGCGCGACGTGATTTGCGACACGGCGAACGGGGCGGTCGTCTGCACAGAGACCCGACTCTGGTAGATGACGCAGAGCCGCGTCGGGTCGGTCCATCGCATCGTAAAGAGTGGCGCGCCAACCGCGAGGCCGCCGTAGCCACCGGTGGTGAGCTCCAGCTCGTAGTGCCCAAGTGCCTCGATCGGGCGCTGTGTTATGCGGAGCGCCCGGTACCCAGTGCCATCGACCTCCGCGACCGCGCCGCCGTTGCCCTGAATCTGGATGGGCATATCAGTACCCGGTCCCCTCGGCCCAGTCGACCGAAATGGCGGCTGTCCAGGTGCCCGTCGCCGGCACGGCGACACTGCGGATGACGAAGCCCTCGTTGGCGACCAACACGAGCGGGTGCTGGTTATTCGCGACCTCCGCCCGCCACAGGATCGTGCCCGGCGGGAAGATGGTGCCGTTGAGCGAGGCGGTGATCGGGCCGGCTGCGAGCAGCGTCGCCAGCGAGACCGTTTCCAGGGTCTTCGTTCCGACGGTGAGCGCGCCCGTCGTGGCGATCCCGATGTCGCTCGCCGCCACGAGCGTCGAGCCCATCGACGTGCGGCGCTTCAAGAGCGCAGCTGGCGTGATGCGCGTGCCCCCCGATCCGGCTGCGCTCCAGCCAGTCGCCTTCACGAGGTCGATCTGGACCGGCACGCCGGCCGCGAAGAACGTCGTTGAGACGGCCGCGGAGAGGAATATCTCGTTGATGACGCACACCCGCGTGGCGTCGGTCCACCGGAACTGGAAGATCTCCGAGTTGGCACCGAGCGCGGCGGGCAGGATGCCGGTGAACCCGCCATACAGGTAGGCGCCGAACGCGCCGTGGTCATACGGCCGACTTACGGTTGGCATGAGCCCCCCGCGTCGATCATGTCCACACCCACGCGACAGAGAACAGCCCGTAGAGGCGGGTGTCGCCGCGGCTCCTGCTGAACGCGCGGATGGTGAACCCCGTCGCGGCCACGAGAGCGGCCACGAACACGTCGATCTGCTCGACCATGTGCTCGTCCTCGGAATGGTCGGCGGTCGCGATTGGCGTGAGCCACGCCTCGGCGTAGGAGGTGCCGAGAATCCCCGCCTGGCCGGTAACGACGGTCGTCGCGTCGGACGAGCCGGGGAACGCGCCGAAGTCCACGGTGGCCACGCCGGTGGTCGCCACTACGCGGCCCCGCCAGAGACGAGGATCATCACGGCGTCGCCGGCCAGGTTCGCGGCGGTCAGCGTGATCACCGTGCCGGCTGCGGAGGGCGTGACCGCGAAGTCGGCGAGCGCGGTCGAGACCTGCATCGTGCGCATCGAGATGATCTTCCGGAAATCGCCTCCAACGTCCACGGTGTCGAGCGAGTTGGCGTTCAGCACGCGATACAGCGCGACACGGTGCGCGTTGCCGTCGACGTAGACGCGTTCGGGGGTGAGGAGTGCCATAGGTCAGTTCACTGCTGGGTGTAGCCAATTCCATCAGCGTGGAACTGGAGCGTGAAGGTGGAGCCGTTCGTCGGGATGCTCCCCGTGTCGAGGAAGAACAGCGGCGTGCTTAACGCATCGCTCGTCAGGTGGTCGTAGGCCACGGCACCGACGACCGTCCCGCCAACAGCCAAGGTCCACGCGCTTGGGTCTGCTGCGTCGAATGCGGAGCGGTTCAGCGTGTCATCGACCGTGACCGTCTTGCTCGCGAGCGTCTTGCGTCCTGCGCCTGCGAAGCCAGGCGCGTACCCGCCGACATTCAGTTCCGTGAACGCCGACAGGTTGTCATCGTCCTGGTTCGGCACGACGGTCACGAGCATGACCTTGATCGTGCCGGTCAGTAGATCGACCGACCCGTCATTGATGCTATTCGCGCCACGATTGAAGGTGAAGGATGCCATTTTACTCTTTCGCCTCGGTCGTTTCGACGCCGATGAGCGCACCAACGCCGTCGCGGATCACCTTCGAGGATCGGGTCACTGTCTTGCCCGGTTCCGGCTGCATCGTCAGCGCGACATGCACGTCAGGCGTGGCCACGTGCACCGCTGTCGGAGCGATGTGCACCTGCGGAGCCGCCACGTGGACGACCGTGTCGCGCGCGGCCAGTGTGTGAACCGTGGCGGTCAGCGTTTCGATCGCGGCTCGAGTCGACGCCGATAAGTCATCGAAGCGCTGACTCTTAGCATCCTCAGCGACGCGGCTCTGGCTGGCCTGCGCTTCACGAACGAGCGCCAGCGCGTCCCGCGCGAACCAGCCGTCCCAGAGGTCTGGCGAGTCATCGTCCTCCGGCCCGACCGATGCCAGCACAGCGGGAAGCGGCTCGGGTTCGGGAACGGCGCGCGCGCGCATCTCCGTGCGGAACGCCCCAAGTTCGCCGCGGAGGTCGTTGGTGCTCTCCGTGATCGACGCGAATGTCTTGTCCATCTCGCGGACGAGCCAGACCAGCGCCGTCGAACGGTCTTCCGCTACTGCCGCTGGCTCACCGGCCGCGAGTTGCTTCTGCGGCTCGGGCGCCGGCAACGCGGGCGCCGGATGATCCGGCGTCTTGAACGGGTCGTTCCGGTCGCGCTCGGCGAGGGCTTCCAGCGAATAGTTCTGCTGCTGCATCCAGATGGAATCGCCGCCGTCGACGGGCTTCTCGTCCATGCGCTTACGCGCGTCGTTCACGGTGAGCAGCGAACCCTTGACCGCTTCCGAGAGCGACGTGATCTGGCCGCCCTGATCCATGCGGAACAGGCCGGTGAGATCCAGCTCCACGCCGAGCCAACGCCCTTCCGTGGACGAGGTCGCGAAGTCGAACGCCTCGTCCATGCACAGTTCCCACTGCTCGATGTGGCTCTGGAGACAGTCGGAGTAGTAGGCCTGGTTCGCGATCTCGGGCTTGGTGTACGCGGGCTGCTCGCCGATGCCCACCTTCCAGGGCGGCACGTGGAACGTCGAGCAGACGGTTTCCGACGTCCACCCGAGCTGCTGGATGGTCTGGGAGTCCACGGCCGTCATGCGCATGGCCTCGAACTTCATCCCGTTGCCCAGCACCGCGACGCCACCGGACTTGTCCTTGCCAAAACGCGCGTTCCAGAGGTCGCTCAGTTCCGTGGCCTTCTCGACCGTGATCACGGTGGGGCTCGACAGGATGCCGCTCGGGTTGGACCCGTTGCCGAAGAACGCGGAGCTGTTCGTCTGGATCTGGAGCCCCATGTTCGCCGCGGTGCCACACGCGAAGATCGGCGACGTGCCGACGAGCGGATGGTAGAGACAGTTCATCCGGTCGTGGATGATCTCGGAGGCCGGCACGGCCAGCCGGTCCTCCTCGAGCCCCGCCAGATTGTCCTGCCGGAGCTCGTAGAACACCGCGCCATCCGGCGCCACCAGCACGGTCACGCGCGACGGGTCGAGCACATAGAAGGCGCTCGGCACGCCGCGGCCGTCCCGTTCCATGAGCACGTAGGTGTTCCCGCGCGTCAGCTTGCTGATCGCCCACGACTCCTTGAACTGGATGTGGTTCTGGAATCGGTTGGGCCGGCGCAGCGCGGGGGAGTGGGCGGCGTTCTCGATCTCGGACCAGATGCCGTGATCGTCCTGCTCCATCAGCTTGGGCCGGAGCTTCCCGATGTCCTGCGCGATGCGGGTGACGCACGCATAGACCGCGTGGTGCGCAAGCACCGTGTCGGTCGTCCACTCCTGGTTCCGCTGCCACGCGCCCGTGAACGGCTCGTGGATCATCGGCCACCAGCCGCCCCGGTTGTCGTGGACCGCCTGGAGGCCGGCGGGGGCGCGCGTCAGGAGCAACCCGAAGGGCAGTCTCACTTCGATTTCCCTTTCTTGACGAGCGGTGGCATGTCCGTGGTCGACAGCGGTTCCACCTTCGTGGACGTCGCCGGATCGACCACTCGCTCGTAAATGCCCGCCTCGATCAGTTCCGCAGCGGTCGCGTCACTCACGTCGATGACGTCGCCGTTCGCTTTCGCTCGGATCTTCATACCTTCCACCCCTGCGTCCGCCCGTAGATCAGCTGCACGCCCTGCGCGGCAGGGGGATCGGACTGGAAGCGGGTGAGGGTGAGGCCGTGCGCGCTCTCGTACTCGTCCCACGCGCGCTTCACGCCGGGATAGATCGCGTTGTCGTAGTCGTCCCCCACGACCAGGCCGCCGGGCTTCACGTGCGGCACCCAGGCGTCGAGGTCCGCCGTGACACCGTCGTAGCTGTGATCCGCGTCGATGTAGAGGAAGTCGATCGGTTCAGACCAGACCTTCGCCACGTCACCAGTCATCGCGGGGATGAGGCGGACATGCGCACCGACCCCGGCTTCGACGATGCGCCGCGCGCAGCTCAAGAGCATGACCGGGGCTTTGCCTGGGAGCGAGCCACCGTCCTCGTTCAACTCGCCCGACCAGGTATCCACGCAGGTGAGCGTGCCGCCCCACCGTGCGATCGAGCGACCGACCGGAATCGCGGACGCGCCCTGCCAGGTCCCGAGCTCGACGCAGACACGTGGGCGATGCTGTTCGATCAGCGCTAGGATCGTGGCGCCGTGGTGGAACCAGCCGGGGATTCTCTCGGCCGCCGGTTCGACCATGAGCGCGGTCATTCTTCCACCGCCCGGATCACACCGAGGCGCGCGCCGTCGTGCAAGACGATGCACTTGATGTCGGGACGAAAACGCCGCCAAATCTCATGAATCGCCTCGGCTCGCTCGACGGTGATTGCGTTCGGGAACATGAGCACGGCCGTATCGCCGGGGCGAAACTCAACCGTCGCTAATTCTCCCGTAGTAAGCGTGATCTCACCATTTGCGCCCATCAGACGGCCACCAGTGCGCGGCTCATCTCGCGGTAGGTGTGCTGGCCAACATGACCGACGTCCTTCGACAGATCGTGGTCGATGCAGATCGTGGTGCCAGCCGCGCGGAGCAGCCGGCAGAAGTACACGTCCTCCGTTTCGGTGGGCGTCGAATACCAGAAGCGCGGGCGCGGAAGGTCCTGAACGACCGTCGTCTTCATCAGGAATACGCCCATCCCGACGTGATCGACGTCCTCGAGTCCCGTCGCACCCATGCTCGAGACGTGCTGGCCATCGCGGGTCGCTGTCGGCCGATAGGGTGCGACCCGCGTGACGTAGTTCGCGGCGGCGACCGCCCGATCGTGCGCCAACAGCCGGAGTGCGGTATCGGGCGGGAAGGTCATGTCCGCATCGAGCCACAGGATGTGCGTCGCACCCCAGAGGCTCGTCACATCGTGCAACAGCTTCTCGCGGGCGTGGTGGACGAACGTGCCGACCATCATCGCGAGGGTGACCATGGGCACGGCCGCACACGTCGCCGCGTACAGCCGTGCCAGGTCGTTCGCGAAGTAGGCAGACACGTGGTCGTGCGCCGGCACCGCGATCGCGAGCTTCACGGATGCTTGTCGGTCGCGGTCGGGGGCGGCGCCTGCGGAGGAAGCGACTCGCCCATGTCGGCGCGATAGACGTTCGGCGTCTTGGTCTGCTCGACCTCCTTCGCCGACTCCTTGGCGGCCGCGGCCTGCTCGTCCGCTGCGGCCTTCGCCGCTGCCTTGTCTGCGGCCTTGTCTCCTGCTGTTTTCTTCGCTGCCATCGGTGGAGCCCTCCAAGAGGAAGTGAAGTCGGGTCGGACCCCCACCCATTTCGGGAAGTGAGAGCCGACCCGCCTCGATTCGGTTACGGTGCGTAGGCAACGCCGGTGATGCGATCGACAGCGGTCGACCGCGCCTTGCCCCACGTGATGTACCGCTCGACCCGGAGGCCGACGAGATTCGCCTGCCAGAGCGATGTCAGCACGGCCGTCGCGTCGGGTGGATCGGTCGGCGCCGAATCCAGATAGACCGACGCTTCGCGCGAGATGTCGACCTCGATGCCGCTCTCGTCCGCGAGCAGAATGGACGGGGCATGGGCGATCACGATCTGGGCGCCAACCGCTTGGCTGGTGACAACCGGGATCCCCAGGAGCGTGCCGCCAGAGACGGTCAGGCCGGGGAACAGCGGCGAACCGACAGCGTTGAGGCCGAGGCCGAGCGCAAACGCCTGCGACTCGCTCATCAGGATGACGAGCTCGTTGAGCGGGTAGGTCGCCGTCGCGAAGGCGGTGATACGCGCCGCGATGTCGGTTCGGGCCGCGGCCATCGTGGCCGCCGACGCAGCCGTGCCAGTGACACCGTTCGTGATCGACGCCGGGTTGACGTTCGCCACCGCCGCGACCGTGGAGTCCACGAACTGCGCATCGAGGAACGCCACGATGCCCTTGACCAACTCGTCCCGAACCGCGGCTTCAGCCGACGGCGACGAAAGTCTGACCAGCTCCTCGGTCAGCACGATGATGCCCGACGCCTTGGCGAAGCTGAGCGTGACCGACGCGTACTGCGCGTTCGTGACGGGCTTGAGCTTGCCCTGGCCGACCCACTTGTACGTCCCGCCCGCCGTCTGCGCCGGCATCGACACGTTGAACGGAACGTGGCGAAGACCTTGGATCTTGCTGATCAGCTGCTCGGCCCTGAGCAGCGCCAGCATATCGGTGATGTAGTTCGTGATGACGAGCGGTGCCGCGAAGGTCGCCTGCACGGTGGTTCCGGGCGCGACAGCGGCGCGATTCATCAGGCCCATCATGCCTTCCCGAAGCCCGACGACGAGCTCGTTGGCCTGATCTCCCCAGGTACGCTTCGCGTACTCAGCCGCTTCGAAGTTGTTGCCCTTGCAGACGGCCAGGGCCATACAGTGGCGGGCGAACCCGATACCGGGCTCCAGTTCGCGCGACTTGACGACCACGGGCACGCCGGCGCGCGACTCTGCCGCCTTCTTGCTTCCGTCGCCGTTGACGGCAACCGCGCGCTTCTCGATGTCCTTCTGCGCGCTGGCGAGTCGGACGAGATGCCCGTCGATGCTGCGGATCTCGGTGTCGAGCGTGTCGAACGTCTCCTGCTCGGTCTCGTCCAGCGTGCGGCCCTCGTCGCCGGACTTCGCGAGGAGCGCGTCTCGCTGCGCGACCTTCGCCGCACGACTGTTCTCGTGCTGCGTGATCTGTTCTTTGATGGTCATTTTGCCGTGTCTCAGGTTGTTGGGGGTGCCCGAGACGCCGGGGCTTGGAGCCACGCCAGACGAGGCGAAGGCGGAACGCACTGTGAGGATGGTCGCGTCGATATTCGACGGGATGGGTGTCACCGTGAGCCCGTGCCAGCTCCAGCGCGTGATGCGCGAGCCACGACCAGGGTTCCTCGGCTCAATCGGGATGAAGTCGATCGACAGGCCGCGGACGAGGCCGTTCTTGATGTCCGCCCACGCAGAATCGACGCGGTCCTTCACCGAGCGGCCGCCTGGCGTGCCGTCGTCCGCGATGGTCGGGACGTGCGCGCGGACCCAGCGCATGCCGTTCCGGACCTCGGTCGCGACGATCGAGCCGATCGGCTTCCCGTGATCGTGCTTGCCGGCGGTGTGGAAGAACAGCGGGAGCGGCAGCTTGTACGACGCGCCAGCCGGCTCGATGCTGGTCTCGTAGGTATCGACGGTCGCGGAGTTGGCGATGCCCTCGAACGTGCGCTCCGCCGCATCGACCGCGCGGATCTCCAGAAGTCCGACAGCTCGGTCCATGGAACCGAAGCGTAGGACGCGAGCTCGGCCGCGTATACGTGGTAAAACTACCCAGATGGGTCGTCGGCGACGTTGAAGAAGAACAGCGTGAGCCGGTGCCGTGGACTCGACCCGCCGGGGAGATGGGCCGCGGCGTCCTGCACGTGTCGGTGGACCGTTCGGACGGAGATGCGCAGTTCCGCGGCGATCCGCTTGTCGGGCAGCCCGTGGGCCACCCGCTCGACGACTTGCGACTGCCGCGGCGTGAGTTCGATCATGCCGCTCACCGCCCCCCGGAAAACGACAAGAAATGCAGGCTCGGCTCCGGCACATCCCCTTCGCCAGCCGCGACGGCGTCGTTCCGCGCTTCCCAGGACAGGTTCGCGGCCATCGCGGCGTCGATCTTGTTCGGGCTGTCCGGCCGCTCCTTGCGTAAGATCCAGAGTCGCACGCCCTGCTCATCGACGAGGTTGGTATACAGCCGCCGCGCGTTGGCGATGTGCGAGGCGAGCACCGGGTCGCCGTTGTGCGTGATCTCGCCGGCCGCCATCGCCGTGATGAACGACCGGAGCGCATAGGCCATCGGCTTGCGCCGGTTCGTCCACCACTCGACCACGCGCGAGTCGCCGTACCGGCCCGCCCACGTCGAGACCCAGCTTTCCCACTTCGGCGGGTCGCAGTACATGCGCACCACGGCGTACCGCTCGAAGGCGTCCGAGACAGCCCCGTCGACTTCCGCGACGGGTACCTCCCAATTCGGCAGACCGGAGTGCGCCCAGATGCCGAGCGGCCACTGGAAACCAGAACTGACCGCCGTCGCGACCAACGCCGTGGCGTCGTCGTAGCGCGAGCCGTCGAAGCCCAGCGTGATCGCCGACCCGCTGGGCACGGGAACCCACGGCCGCGCGAGCTCGCGCCAGCGGGCGATGTCGAAGGCGATGCCGGACGCCTGGACAGGCCGGTTGAGCCACACCCGCTCGAGATAGGCCAGGTCCGCGTCAGGCTCACGAAACGACGCCGCGATCCGGTCGATCGCGCTCCACTTGCTGATGTACGGGCCCGATGCCTCGACCACGGCAGCTCGCAGCCCCTCCTCGGTCTCGAGGTTGTGCGTGTCGGACGCCTGGCGGTGGAAGAAGAAGAGGTGCGCGCGGTCTCCGGTCCCCTTCTCCGCGATCTGTCGCGCGTACTCCATCGTGTTCTCGGCCACCGACAGGGCGCCAGGCTCGGGCGCGGTGGTCGTCTCGAGCGCCCACGGGTCGGCCAGAGGACGCTTTGCGAGGTTCGCCAGCATGACCGACCAGGCGCGCTTGAGCGAGTCCAGGGTAAACCTGTGGGTTTCATCAGCGTGCTCATGTGTAGTGCGGGCGCCGTCGCGGGCGTTGGGTGACGCCGAGACCGCCTCAGCCTTCCCGTCGCCGGACCGGCGCATGATGCGCTCGAGCCCGATGTCGAAGTCGCTCCCGACGCTGCACTTCTCCAGGATGCGACGGAGGGCGCCATACGCGAGCTCCTCCGTCTGCTCCTCGGTGTACGAAATCATCGGGATGTAGGGATCGGTCACCGCGCGCCCCACGGGCACGCGCACCCCGCGCCGCGTCGTGAACCCGGCGCACCGCACCGGACCCTCGTGGTGCAGCTCAACCGCGGCGATCCACGCGGCGAACTCCGTCTTATTCGAGCCCTTCCGGAGCGACAACGCGCACCGCTGGAATCGGCGTTTCCCGGCCTCCGGGTTCCGCTCGTTCACGACGACGCGACGCTTCCGGCGCTGCAGCGTCTCCGGGTGAATCTCGTACATTTTACATATCCACCCGCGCTGCTCATCGTCCAACTCGACGGCCTCACCGAGCAAATCACCCGGTCCGTGGCATAGGTGGCTTTCTATGAACTCACAAACATCCAGCCCGAGTGTCGGCCACGGTTCCGCATCGGGCGCCGGCAGCATGAAGGTGCTCATCGTTCTGCGAGCGCCACGCGCTACTCGTCTGCCGGGATGAAGTCCACGTAGAACTTCTGGCCCGCCTTGAACTGGCCGAGCAGCGCAGGGTTGTTGATCGTCATGCTCAGGCTCGCCATCGGTGTGTAGCGAGCGTACGTGTTGTCCTCGCTCTCGCCGGCGGCGCCGAACGGCTCCTTCCCTGTGACCGCCGTCATCGACAGGGTCTCCTGCATGACCGGATCGCCGGCGGGCGTCACGGAATTGACGTTCAGCTTCGCGCGCATGGTTCGCATGACTGGTGCATCCTCGGGTTGAGTGTGGCCCTATGTGTTCCGACGTCCGTGCTCATCCCACCACCTTGAGCACGTCACGCGGGTCCTTCCCACTCGTCTCCTTGCGCTGGCGTCGGGTCGTCGTCCGTTCCACCGCCTGATCACCCTTCTCGACCTCCCACTGCAGCCGGCGGCGGTCGATGGGCGAGAGCCCGAACCGCACCCCCTGCTGCCGGATCTCCGCGGCCGCAGCCTGACGCCCCTTCGAGTCCAAGGCGGTCCAGAAGTCCTGATGGAGCCGGGCCAGCATGAACAACGCTTCCGTGTCGGCCGCCAGGTATTCGCTCGCCATCGGGGACTTCCAAACCGAACGCCACCACTGCCGAACCATCCTGTGCCACTTTTCCTTCTTCGGCAGCGCAGGGAGCTCAGGAACGGCCCCGTCCGCTGCCTGCTCTTCGGTCGGCAAGAGCGCACGCGTCGATTCGCGGTTCCGACGCTGGCGCATGCCAGGCGGCTTCAGCGGTTGCGGCATGTACGCGTCAGGCTCGGAGAGGCTCTTGGCCGGGAAGCGTACGCTGAAAAATCAGCGCACCGCGCGGTCTCGGCTGGGGGGGGGCCTGAAAGATTTCCTGCCCCCCCCCAGAGCCACTGGAGCTCACATCGCGCGGTTGGTTGCCGAATCCGCCATCCTGGCTCGCCGTCTTGGCGTCGTGGCACACTTTCGCCATGGCGCACCAGTTTCGGCGGCTCCAGAAGAGGCGCTGGTTGCCCTTGTGGGGCACGATGTGGTCGACCGTGGTGGAGCGGGGTGCGTCAGGCTTGCCCGTGTGCGCAGCGCACTCGCAGCGCGGATGCTGGGCTAAGTACTCACCGCTCTCGCGCCGCCACTTGGCCCCGTAGCCACGCTTCGCTGCGGAAGGCCGAGTGCGCTCACGCTGGTGCCGGTGCTGGGCGCACGGCCCACGGTCCGTGGTGTTGGGGCAACCAGCGTGGGAGCAGATGCGCAGGGGGCGAGTGGGCACCCTGGCAGGGTAGGGCACGGCGGTACTGCCGTCGTGTCCCCAATAGTGGGGACAGTACCGTTACCCTACCGAAGATGCGGAGCGCTGGTGTGGGTCGTGCTGCTCCATCCACCGCGCAATGATACGACGACGAGAACGCCTGCCTTTGCCGACACCGATCTTCCTGCCAATCCGGTCAAGATACTCCTGTACGGTGTGCACACTGATGCCGAGGATATCACCAATCAGCTTATCAGTGAGGTCCTGAGCCACAAGGCGACCCACGTCGAGCTCGCGTTGCGAGAGGTGTGTCACGCGAGCTCTATCCACCGGTCGCGCTTCCCGGCATTGCAATCGTAGCAAAGAACTTGAAGGTTGCCCGGTGTGGTGAGTCCGCCTTTCGAGAACGGCTTGATGTGGTCGATCTCCAGCCTCGCGCCGTCGTCGACCGTCGCGCCGCATGAGCGGCACTTGTGGCCGTCTCGTTCGAGGATCGCCCACCGCAAGTTCAGCGTGATGGCGCGCGTCTGTTCGCGGGGCGGCTTCGGAGTCCGCTCAACGATGAGCGCCGGCCGCCTCTCTAGAACCGTGGCGACGTTGAGGGCGAGCGTGAACCACATCACGCCATCGGCGCGCGTCTCGTGAATGGTGAGGCGCCCGCTCTCGGCCAGTTCGCGCAGCGCGCCGTCGATGGCATCAGCGGATAGCCCTGTCGCGCGCGCGACTTCCGCTGGGTCCAGCATCGTCGCGAAGGCGTGCGCTTCTGGCCACTGCAACAGCCACCGATACACACGCAGCAACACGGGATCGGTGTCCGGATCGTCTAGCATCCTCCACAGTTCGTTCATTCGCCAAGACATTGTAAGTGATTGTACAATATAGCACTTAGCACGGATCGCCGTTCGCTTACCTTCTGCGCCGCTGCTGGTTGATCGTCCGGATGACGGCGGCGGAGTAGGCGGCGATCTTCCGGGCCTTCTCGCGGTCGCCGAGCACCTCGAGCAGGACCGTGTGCAGCTCGACATCGTGGATCCAACACGCCACGCTGTACTCGCCGGCGATGGCCCACTGCGCGTAGCCCGTCCGCCGGCAGCCGCGGTACGCGCAGCGCACACGGCGGATGCCGATCGCGGTGTAGGGCGTGCGGCGGCGGCGCGTCCTCACCGTTCGTGTCTCCTCCAGGCGGTCACGGGGCGAGCCGCAGTACAGTGAGTTGGACCGTGGCGTGGCATAACTCGCCCCATCCTGCGACCTCAGAACCCGCGAACCACACGCAGTCCGCGGCGCCCCCCTCAATGCGCTCCACGGTCATGCGAGCATACGGTGCGCTTTTCAGGGCGACGACGGCGCCGACTTCGATCATGTTGCCGGGCGTGGGCGGGTAAATGGTGCCCGTGTAAGGCGCGGCTGCGGTGGAGGCGGGCTGGTTAAGATCGTCTGTCATGGGTCCGGTCTACTCCTGTGAGGTAAGGGGGGCGAGCACGTCGGTGCGGGGGCTGTCCAGATAGGCGCACAACTCCGCCCACGCGCCCTCGGCGGTCGTGTGGAGCGCTGTTTTGTAGCCTTCCTTCGCGAGCGTCCAGAGCCAATCGCCCTGTGCGGGCGTCGTCGTCTCGCCGGGGCGCTTCATCTCGATCCAGAGGCCGAAGTAGCCGCCCCGAGCGAGGGGCGCATGGATATCCGGCACGCCAGGCTTCACCCCTTCGGCCTTGAGCTTGACGGCCACAGACCACGAGCGCTTCCCGCCGTTCGGCACCGCGTGGACGAGCGCGAGGGCCGGTCGCTTCGCCTGCTCCGCCGGGTCGTTCACGCGGGCGAAGAAGGCGCATTGGAGCTCGTGCTCAGTCGGGCCGCGATCGCGGGAGGCGCGCTTGCGACGAGGCGCTGTGGGCTCGACAACCGCCGCGACGACCGGCCGCTTCGCCGCCTGCTGCGCCTCATACCGACGTTGCAGCTCCGCGTCCGACAGGGCGGGGAGCATGCTCACGGGTGGCCCTCGGGAACTCCTCGCGAACTACTAACTGAAACCGAATTAGGAGTTGGCTGTCCCTCGGGGGGACGGACGGCGTTGCGGAGACGCTTGATGGCCTCATAGACGCGAGGGCTGTCTACCGGATTTGTCGCCCATGTGCGGAGCAGGTTCTCGGCCGTATCCCGCAGCTCCTCTCGCGCTCGCTCGGCGGTCTCTCGGGCCAGGCGCTCGGCGGTGAGCTGGGATTCCAGCGCGACGACCGTCTCCAGCTCTCCGGTGGACCTAGCAGGCATCTCGGCTCTCCGGGAGAGGGGCGGCGGCGGTGGTGGCAACGGGTGGCGTAGCGCGGTTGAACTCGGCCTGGCGGTCAAGCGATTCGATCTGAGCGACGGCGAGCGCGGCGATCTTGACGACGTTTTCACGCTGGATGTTGGGATTCATGTACGCCATGCTGGTGAGCGCACGATGCTCGAAGCGGTTACGAAACGCGTACCAGTCGGACGCAACATGCTCATCATCGTGCATCGCGCCCCATTGCTTATCTTGGCGCACACGCTCCGCTGCGATCTCCGCGAAGATCGGGCGGGCGCTGTCGCGGAGGAGCGCGAGCACCACAGAGGGCGAGAGCGCGGCGATGTACGCGGCGTCAGCCATCCCATCAAACTGCGCGTCGGTCGCACACCGAGCGACAAACGCACCGCTCTCGGTAGACACAACCGGCGCGTTCCACAACGGGTGCGATGGCGAATCCGACCGCCACGGACCCGGCGTGGCTTGCTCAGCGAGCACCTTCAACCGGGCGCGGGTCTCGGCGTCCAGCGCCAGGGGAGCGGAGGAGGGGCTAGGCATGGGCACGCCTCCGAATCTTCCGGTACTCGATGTCGGGGCGATCCACCTTGCACACGGCCTTGCACTCGTCACACAGTGACATGGTGCCCATCAGTCCGTCCGACGCGGGCTTCGTCTCCACGGCGATCCACCTCGGCGCGTTCTCGCATCGCACGTAGCGATGGGGACTCCCACCCATCTTGAACGGCCCGTAGGCCGGATTCGGCTTCTCGGACTGACACTGCTTGCGATCCGCGGGGATCAACTTCGTCTCGCTGCTCATGCCTCTCGCTGCTCCGGGGTGGGGGACGAAATCGGCTCGGCGTACTTCTTGTGCGGCTCAGCATGGTCGGCGCAAAGGTGCATGAAGCCACCGCCCATCGCCGCATAGCGATGCGTGGCGGGCTTGCCGCACGACTCGGCAATGACGTGCCCCTCCCACCGCGTCACAACTTCGCACGTCTCAGTGCTCATGGTTATGGCCTCTCTCGGTCGGGGACTCTGAGGTGAATAGCGAGAACGGTACGAACTCTGTCGGATGGTCCCGCACGAACGCGGGGCACGCGAGCAGGAGGCGACGGGGTCCGTAGTAGCTCGTCAGGTAGCGCACGAGGACCATCGGCGAGTTACACGGCGTGAACACTTCGCCGCCGCAGTGCTCGCAAAACGGGAATGCCGCCTGCCGCTCGCGCGCGGTCACGGGGAGCCTCCCGACGGCCCCGTGTCGTAGCCAACGAGGGCCGCGATGGCGCGCAGGGTGGCGACGTCGCGGCACCGCTCGACCAATTCGACAATCTTGCGACTGTGCGTTTTCGTCCAGATCATCGCCGCTTTCTGTGCATCGGTGAAGTACACCGTGTGGCCGTAACGACCGACCCGCTCCCGCAGAAGATCCTTGCCCACTTTCGCGTAGGTCCCGCGCAGCGACTCTGCTGTGAACGGCGGCACCGGCGCGGAACGGCCGGGGCTGGCGACGATCCACGACCGCCCCGTCTCCGCCACGACCTCGACCTCCACGAAATGCTCGGCGTAGATCGGCGATCCGAACGACCGCCTTTCCGCACTCCTCGCGTACACGCGGCGGTTTTCGTCCCACTTCCACAACCGGCTCCCTACCCTCACCGTCTCGTCGCTCATGCCGGGGCGCCCCCAGGAGAGGGGGCGGCGGGCGTGAAGTCCACGTAGAACGTGTCGCCCTTCTTGAACTGCCCGAGCAGCGCCGGGTTGCTGATCGTGTAACTCGCCTCCCCGTATGGCGTGTAGCGGGAGAACGTGTTGTCCTCGTTCTCCCCGTTCGGACCGTAGGGCTTCGCGGGGCTCACCACGCAGGCGAGCTTGAGCGTCTGATACTCTGCGGTCCCTTCGACGGACGTGACGTACATCTTGGCGCGCATGGTCGGCATGGTGCTCTACTCCTTTATGGTGTTGTCGGCTGGCCTCTCGGAGAGGGCGGCGAATTGCGCGCGGCGCTCAGGGGTGAGGCGGGAATCCACCGTCTCGCCGCAGGCCATGCAACAGTCCCACACCATGCGCACCGACCAGCACGCGCATAGCCAACACCCTGCCGCCACCTGGTCGGCAGTGAGGCGCACCGATACGTCCAGAGCGCTCATACCCGTGTCGCCTTTCGAAGAAGGGGCGGGAACGATGGCAGGGCCGGGGGTGTGCGGTATGCCTGAGCAGGATGGCACGTACTGCGCGGCGAATGCCCACGGCGGCATCGAGTACAGTCCGAAATCCACGCGGCTATCGGGAAACGCGCGAAGGCCGCGCACAAGCCAGTCGTTACGATTGAGCCTCACGTTGCCATCGGACGTCGTCAGGACGAGAAAGGTGCCGCGGAAATCTTCCTCGTATTCCGTGGCGTCGGTCTCCACAAACGCCATGATCTCAGTGATGTTGCGGCCCGTGTACTGCACGGCGTCGATCTCGACGGAGGTTTTGTGAAACTTGCTCATACGGGGCCTACTTCCTTTGCTTGGGTGTGGGTACATAGGCGCACTGCACGCGGTACGTGACTGGCCGGTTCCCGCGTTCCACGTCCGAAAGATAGGCAGCCGAGAGGCCACTCCGGCGCGACAGCTCGCGCAATCCACAGCCGATAGATTGGCGGTACCAGCGGAGCCACGCGCCGTCGAGGACGTAGCGCACATGTCCACAGTGCTCGCAGCAGCGCAGCGTGTGCATCGGCGGTTCCGTGCCAGCCTTTGTCATACCCGCACACGGCTGAGCGCGGCGACGTACTCGCAGCAGTCGTCGGACAACTCCGTCAGCGTCTTTGGGAAGTGCCCACGGGTGATATGCCCGCTGCCGATAAAGGCGACGAGGCCCTGTAGAACTTGATTGGCGCAGCGTTCGTTGCGCTTGCAGGTTCCACACGGGCCGGTGACACCGACCCTTGATCCGCACACCGCGCAGTAGATCATTGCTTCTTCTTCAAGAGTGAGCCAACCCGATACTTCCCTTCGACCACATCTAAAAAACCGTACTTCATCATGACCGTGAGATGATGCTTGATCTGTTGCGGATAGACCGGGTCCAATCCGATAGCGACCGCGATGCCGCGCAGCGACAGCGTGTCAATCCCCTTCCCCTGCACCATATGGAAAATCGCCTGTTGGATCGGATGTGCGGCGATCACATAGCGGACGCGAGTCTTCCCTTTCTTCGGCATCGGTCAGTCCTCCTCCTCGCACGGGAGTCTCCCCTTCTTCGCAAACCTCTTGAGCGCCGGCAAAAGCGCAGCAACCATCTCCGGCGTGAGATGCATCCGTGCTTTCTCGTTGTCCGTGCCGAACCTGATAAGATCTTCTGTCGCGACCGACGAGCGCTGGAGCGAACACGGCTCCCCGTCCCGATCAACAAACGTCATGAGCGCAAACCCGCGCACCGTTTTCCCAACAACCACTACGCCTCCCCGCTTCGCCATTGGTCAGGCCCTCCCCCAAACGCACTCGCAGGTACCGCACCGTTTCGGCAAGTGCTCACGGCATCCGCAATTCGCGCACGCGTGCTCCGCGTCGTACTCAGCCACGATCACCTCCAAGTCGGCACGGACGAGCCCTTCGATCACCTGCCTGCACCGATCGTGGCTTGCCGGACGAGCCCCGTATCCAACGACACGCCCGGCAATCGCCTTGCGGGTGGACGTGGTTAAGTCGAAAGTGATGCGAACTTTCATCGCGCGGCGCCTGTTAGTGATGTCCCTAATATCGGGACTGTACAGCCCCTTGTCAAGAGCGGGTTTCGGTGCAATATTGGGGACTCATGAAACTCGCCATCGCCACCCTCTTGGCCGCCCGACGCTGGACGCCCGCCGAACTGGCCACGCGTTCCGGGGGCCGCGTCAGCCGCTCCCTGGCCTACCGCCTCGCCGCCGATGAGTGGACGTGCCTGAAACGCTCCCACCTTGACGGCCTCTGTGACGCGCTCGACTTGGACGACCCCGGCCCGCTGTTCGAGCTGCGGACGCCCGCGAAGAAGAAGCCCCATCGCGCCCCCCGCCGTCGCTAGCTCACGCATCGGGCTGCCCGCTGGGGGACGGCGGGGCGATGATCTCACGCCAGCCGAACGGCAGATTGACGTTCTCGGGCGCACCACGGAACAGCGGCGCTATCTGGTGATCGTCATAGCCCGCCAACCCGCAGCCGATGCGCACCACGTCG